CTCTTTTATAGTAAACTTTCTATCTTCTAATGGGTGACAAGTACCAGCAACACCAGGATAATTACCCATCGCAGTGATTGTTGGACTTGGTTTTCTTAAACTACATCTTTTTAAATTAAAGTGATGACCTTTATCGTGGTAATCCATACCTGTTAATACCTTATCAGGATCTTTAGGCATCTTTGCCAAAGTTTTACCTACAGCAGTTTGTGGACCTAGTTTTTCTAATAGTAAATCTATTTCTTCTTGGTCTTCGTTTACTACATCATTAATAGCTTCACCAAGTGTTGTTTGTTTGGTATTCTTTTCTGGATATAATTGATACATTGTCATAAAATTAATACCAATTTTTTCAGCAACATCTTCTCTAACAGCAATAAAGAAAGTTCTTTTACGAGCTTGTGGTACACCAAAATAACTTGCGTTTAATACATCAGCAACAACTAGATAACCTATATCTTCAAATGTATTTTGTATCTTATGAAAATACTCTTTAGCTTCACCCATTGTTAAACCTTCAACGTTTTCACCAATAATTACTTTTGGTTTTAGTTCATCTGCTATTCTTAAAAATTCAAAAAATAAATCTTCAACATTTTCTACACCTTCAATATCACTATATTTCTTTTTCTTACCAAACGCATCTGCGTGAGTATTACCTTTACCGTGTGATACTGAACCCGCCATACTAAACGCTGAACACGGTGGCGAACCATCAAGTAAATCAAGTTCACCTGGTTTTAGTCCAGTGTTAATCATAAAATCTTTTCCACTTAACTTCTTAATATCGCCTGGTATAATAAGTGTGTTTGGATAATTTTCTCTATACGTATTTTGAGCTTCTGGTACAAATTCATTGATTGCCAATATCTTACCACCCGCAAGTCTATAACCTGTTGATGAACCACCACCACCAGCGAAAGTAGATAGTACATTAAAGAGTGCTTTTTGTTCACTCTCTAAAGTATCTTTTAATGTGTATCTTTTATAATTGTTCATTATTCCATTTCATTAATAACCATATGACAAAACCATACACTAATATAACACATAATAACGATAATGTCAAGTCCCAAATCATACTTCGTTACCCCAACTTTGCCACCCATCTCGTTTTCTACGAGCAAAGAGTTCAATATAAGGTCCACTTAACATTTTTTCTATATGTTCATAAACAATATCTGGTTTTCTACTATGTTCTTGTCTTTCACTCACAACTAATTGTGGTATACTTTTATTTAGCCGTTTTGGTTTACCCTTTGTAGCAAGTAAACACATCTCTGGATTACCTCTAGTCCAATAACCTAAACCTGTAAAGAAACCCATTTTAGTTCGATTCGTTTTTGCCCAAGTAAAACCTACAGTCTTGTACTTGAAACCCCAGGCGTCAATAACTTTAAACGCCTGGTCTAAAAGTGGATCTACAACCCACATTAAAAGGACTGCATCGTCCTTAGCAAGGCTCCCAACAGGTAAATTAATAATGTCAGTGATAGACATGCAAGAATAGTGTCTTTCAGGACTTTTATCTTTTCCTTTGTTACTATACGTTTTAAACGTCCAAGGTGGATCAGCATATATTACTCCATATTTGTTGTTTGTGTTAAAGACCATAAGTTAATAATAAGTATCTAAAAAGTAAAACTATAATTAGAAACCTAGGTATACTCCAGTTTGTTTTCATTGCAAGTATTGCGCCAGTGGCAAAACCCCAATGTAAAGTTATTAATAATAAAAACATAGATGTTATCATTCAAAAAAACTTTCTAAACTAGCCTTCTTTTCATAAGACCAACCAATTGAGTTTAGTATAAAACTTAACGGATCTAAAAATGTTTTTTGGAATTGTACTTCATAATCAATATACTTTTCTAATTTAAATTCTGTTGGAAGTTTTGTAACATAACTGATTACATCAAACTTAAATGGATTTGCTTCTATTAGTTTTATAAACTTAATCTTATCACCTTCTTGTATCATTGGATACTTTCTACTTAATTTAAATTCTCTTATTTGATGATTGTAAATCAAAGCACCTTTCACGTGTATTGGTGTACCTTTGATAAAAATATTATTACTATGTTTGTATTTAGCCAAGTTATTACAAGACCTTGGAAAAGATATTTGTTCTGCTGACATATTATAAAACTCATCTTTAAATTTAGATACAAATGTTTGTAGTGCATCTTCATCTTTTGTCATAATCAAATTAATAGCCTCTTTAATTTTACCACGACAAACTTCAGGTGTTGATGATTTCACAGCTTCAATACCCATAATCTTTAGTTTAGGTTCTTCAAATGTAATACCTTCTTCATCTAATACATTTAACATATATCTTTTTTTCGCTGTCCATATACCTTTGTCAGCAATAACTTCTCGTTTCATAACCATTTTATTTTCAATAGCATTTGTATAGTCAGCAAGTTCTGCGAAACACTTATCTATAAATGGTTCTATTCTACTACTAACAACTTTGTTTAGAAACTTTAATGTATCTGCTTTTGATTTATCCTTACAAGTCGCCTCAACTAGTTTATCTAATGTAAGATAAATTGAATCTGTATCTGACGCAACAATATAATCTACCTTATCGTGTGTCTTTAATATTCTATTCATATATTCGTTTACATTCTTTTCAATAAATCTAATTACAAATTGACCAGATGAAGTGATAGCAGTTGCTTGTCTTACATCATAGTATCTAAAATATTGATTACCTATCGCACCATAAGCAGAGTTTAACGCAATCTTTTTTGCCCATTGTATATTATGACAACGAGATATTTCTTTTGCTGTCTTTGGATCTTTTGTTTTTTGATATTCTTTCTTTGCTTGAAATGCTAGTGTCTTAAATTTAACCCTATCATTGTACATATTTTCCATAAGTCTAGGTAAGAAACCTGGACTATCTGTTTTAAACATAGCACCATTTGGTGTAATACAAGCGCCTTCAGTTTTTAAGTGTGTTAATGGTGTCGCATGTTTTAACAACTTATCAACTGAAACGCCTGATGGTTTAACGCCAATGATTTTTTCTGGCGAAATGTTATACTGCATAATTAGATGAGGATATAGAGAGTTAATGTCAAATGATACTATCCATTTATGCATACCTGTAATAGGGTCTTTAACATAAGCGCCGTCATACTTGTCTTCCTTGACGTTATCTTCCTTAGGAGGAATCATTATATTTTCTTTTTTTAAGTAATTGTAAATTAACATATCCCACATTCTTACTTGCGAAAATACATCATTATAATTAACTTTTGCTTCATACGCCATAGTTAATACAAGTTCAATTAGTTTTAGTTTATCTTCTAAACCATCAACAATCTCAACGTCTTGTATGTTATAGTCTATAAATGATTGAAAGTCTTTTGTATACCATTCTCTAAAAGTATCGTAAGGCATTTCGTCTTTACCTTTACCAAGTTCTACTTTACCAATGTAATCTAGTTTATAACTTTCTTGTCTTGTTGGAATAAACTTTTTGTATAAGTCCAAGTAATCTAACATTACAATACCAAAAATATTATAGTGGGTTTGTGGCCTACCTCTTACTACAATTGATTCTCTTTCAACTAAATTCCAAGGTGAAAATCTTTTAATAACTTTTTCATCTACGATATGACATATTCTATTCATCAAATAAGGTATGTCAAAAAACTTTGTATTCCAACCTGTGATAACATCAGGATAGTTCTTAATCCAAAACTTCATAAACTCCATAATCAAAGACTTTTCTGACTTACATCTTATATAAGTTACGTCTGTTCTATCTGTTTTAAACTCACCTGTACCCCAAGTAATAATTTGTTTATTAGTTTGATTTTTAACTGTGATTGCAAGTAGTTCTTCTGTTGGGTTTTCTACATCAGGAAAACCATTTTCCGCACTACATTCTATATCAACAGTAAATATCTTTATAAACTCTTTTGAAAATTGCATATCATTTGAAAATTGATCAGCAATATATTGATATTGATAACGGTCCATACCATATAGAGGTGAGTTATCTGTGTTATATGATTTTTTAAACTCTCTTGCTTTTGAGATACTACCAAATGTAATTGGTTTAAGATATTGACCTTTTAATGTTTTAAATTCTGTTTCTTCTTGTGTTATAGCATAAAGTGTTGGGTTGTAATCAATTTTTTCTTTGTATTCTTTTCCCTCGTGGATACCACGCACTAATAACTTACCTCTATGTTCAATAACATTTTTATAAAAATTCATAATTTATTATAACACTAAATTTTATGATTGTCAAGTAAATGCACGACTAAACCATCGTGTTCTTTGTTTAATTGAATTTGACAACCTAATCTACTAGTATTAGGATCGTAACCTTTTTCATATTCAATAAGAGTACCTTCAAATGAGCCTTCTTTTACTTTTCCAATTTTACTTATCCAACTTTCATCTATCTTAATATGACAAGTTGCACAAGCACAACAACCACCACAGTCGCCAGGTATTTCGGGTAAATCACCGTAATCTCTAGCCGCCTCCATAATGGTCATACCTTCGTCAACTTGGACTGGAATAGTTTCCTGTCCTCGTTTGAAGTTTACTGTAATCATTATAACTTCGGTACTTTAGTTTCTGTAATTAAACCTGGTGTTGTTAAAATACTACTTGTATTTTGTTGATATGAAGAAAGTATTTCATCTTTTGGTTCAACAATAGAAATAATATTAATATCTTTTAAATCTACTGTATCGTTTTTTGAATATGGACTATACAAGGTCATCATTAACTGTACAGGTTTTCCTGGACCTTGTTGATGAGGTATAATCACAAACGGTTGTTTTAATGTAACTGTATTTGTTTCTAAATTGTGGGTAACTTTGGCGATCACATCTTCGCCTGTTGATAGTCTTAATATTTTCACATCTGACATAATAACTCCTTAATTGTTTATAATATAACACACATTGACTTAAATGTCAATGTTATTTTTCAAAGCCAACTTTGTCTTGTTTGCCTTTTTTATCAATCGGTCTTAATCGTTTACTTAATGCAAATGTTCTATTAGGATTGACACTAATATTCATTTGTCGCATTAAATCTCTATTTACCAATAGATCAGAACCTGATCTTGGTCTTTGGTCTAAACCTATTTCAACATCTTTGTAAGTAAAACCATTGAAAGTTAAATCCATTAATATCGTTGGTCTTATTTCTGATGGCTCGTTAGTAGCATTTGATCTGAATACTTCACTTGTACCGTGTTTTGGTTTAGTATAAACTTTACCATCATATTTCCATTTTACTATTTTACCTTTTGATTCTAAAATTTCATCTGCGTGTAAAGCACAAGCAGCTGATCCATTACCTGTATCAAACTTAACTCTTACTTTACCTATCTCATCTAAATCAATAGTTTCTAACCAACCACATTCTATAAGTGATTGTCTATCCCAATGCGTTCTATCTGATACCCAATCTACTACATAAGACATCATTGTTTCACCGTCTATTCTACCAGATGGTTCTGGATCAGAATAGTAATCTTTGTATTGATAACCTTCGTAATCAGCACCTGACC